TGGGTCTACCATGCAGATCGATTACTCGATCTACAAGCTTGGAAAGCGATTCCACCTCGTCAGTGTCAGTGACCACAGATAGGTCACCTACGGGGGGAAGCGCAGCTCGCACTGAGCCTACCTCATCCTCACTAATAGCGAGGAGAAGGTCGGATGCTATACCAGGTCCCAACACCTCCAAAAGAGTTGGGGGGAGTCTGGTGAGCGCTAGAAGGCTCAAGATGGATTGATTCTCCATCTGCTCCGCGTTCTCGACACTTTCATGTGAGAACGCTAGGAATGCGCGTTGGCCGCGTCGCAAACGTGACGCGAGCAAACGACTTGACAGTGATGGGAACCTTAAACCTTGGTTCCTTAACTCTCTCTGCACTTGTTGCGCAGCAAGTGTGAACTTGACACGCTCAGAAAGAGGCGCCGCCGCGTTCTGTTCGTAACCGATAGGTTCGAGCAACGGGGCAATGAAGGCGTAAACCTTCCTGGCACGACTAGAGACGAGCTTGAGGCCACGCTTACGCGTGGACCTAAGAAACTGCATGCGATTGCCTGCAGACAGCTTCCTCCATTTTGGCCCGTGAAGGGTCATGTCGGACAAGATCACCTGGCCAGCGAACTCAGCAACCCTAGAGCTCGTGATGCTTTTCGCATCGGAGATTGGACAGCCGAGACCGGACATGATGCTTTTATACATCATGGCGACGTCGTCATTCCAGATGCACACATCATCACCCAAGATGGTGTAACATCTGTAATCAACACCGGCAAGGTCACAACATCCTCTGACTAGCGCATGATGCGCCAGCGAGAACATTGCAAATGAGGGGAACAGCCCCAGAGGCTGTCCTACAGACCATTGGATAAACGACCCTCCCGGGCCGTCATGGATCTGCCACTTACCGGAGCAAATGAACTCCAGTAGATCCTGAGAATCTGAGTCTAAGCCCATCTCCTCAAGAGCCCTCAGTTGCAGCTCCAACGGGAAGTTATCAGTCGCTGAACTTAGGTCCAACGAATGAACTGTGTGTCCTTCCATCAGAGCGTGACGCACCCTCTCTACCCCGGCCGGCTGGTTAAAGGCCGAATCGTTTGGAATACGATTAAGAGCTCGGAAGAGCTCTAAGCCAATGGGTAGGAGGACATACTGCAGAATGCGCAATGGGTTAGCGACACTCCGCAACTTGAACCCCGGCTCCTGGATGAAGCCGATGGATCCCACGATGGGGATCTCTTCTAGCGAAGTCCCGGGCATTGACGCCCCGATTTCTCGGAGAGCCATCAAGTCTTCCATCCTATACTCCCTGAGAACAGGGAGAAACCAGGACCAGAACTTAACCACATACTGGGGGTAAGCCAGCAAGAACGTATCACTACGTTCTATGCCCTCACTTTCGGGCACAGTAGCGACCCGGGTCACATCGTAAGACCCCAAGCTATTACGCTTCAGGTCTAGGACAGGTGAGCGTTTCTCCTGGCGGCCTATAAAGCCTGCCAGGGCTCTATCGCGTAACCTTTCGCGATATATCCTAGCTTGATCCACCTGAATCCCCTTACTTCCGTGGTTAATTACGGTAGCAGCCCTTTCAAGGGCCTCAGGGTCAACCGGGCTCCTTAACACGGACCCAGTGAATTTCTTCATCTGAGCCTCTGTGAGTCGCATAGAGCGAAACCCAGAATAAGCCAGTAGGAGATTGAACGACCTTGCGGCCGCGGCCCGATTACGATCCGCCAACCTCCATAGGTACCGTAAAGGCCCTACAGGGGTGCCATCTGAGTGGAAAGCCACCGACTTTGAGTCGGGCGGCGGGAATCCCGCCAGCCTTCGGATGAAAGCCACCTTGTACGTCTTAAGACGGTCAACGGTCCACTCCTCGCCGTTGGCGTGCACCCATTTCGTGATGCACCTCAGGTAAGCCTGGATCATGGAGTTAGGTAGGCCCGAGCTTAGTGCACGAGCGCGGAAGTCTGGTTGGAGGCGCAAGCGCCACCGCCTTTCTCCCCTCGTTAGAGAGGTTAAGTACCACACCCTCGCGGGTGCCCGCGACCAAGCGGGAGGAACGACAAGGTCCCAT